GTTAGTTCCGATAAAACGTCCATCATCAGAACCCTTACCTTTAGTGTTGGCAGTTGCCATCACATTGAAACCTTCTTTAGGCGTGACCCACTTGTTAATCTTTTTGAGATAAACACCTTTACCTTCGAGTACAGGTTGTAATGCAAGTAACTTGTTTGAACCCAAGTCACACTCATCAAGCAACAACGTGCAACCACGTTCCATTGCTTCAATAACAGGGCCTGGCACAAACTTAGTCTCACCACTCACTAAACGGAAACCACCAAGCAAATCATCTTCATCAGTTTCGATTGTAATGTTTACTCGAATAAGTTCTTTTTTAAGTTTCGCACAAACTTGTTCTACCATTAATGTTTTACCATTACCTGATAGACCAGTAATAAAAATAGGATAGAACATACCAGACTTGACAACTTTTTCAATCAGGGAGAAGTTACCCCAAGAGACAAACCCTTCAAATTTAGCAGGAACTAGATTTTGTTTTTCCATATTAGTAGCAACCAGATTGACTACTGATGCTTCTGCGTTAACAGGAGCTGCAGTAACAGGAGCGACAGGAGCGTTACTCTCACTAGGCAATTGGAATTGATTATATCCAATCTTACACGATTTTTTAAACCAACCAGCTTTAGGTACACCTGCTTTTGCAGATGCTTCTTTAACTTGAGCGTTTGTAATTACTGCAGCATCACCAAACATCTGAATGGCAGCATCAACAAATAATTGTTTTCGTGGAGTCAAATTCATATTTATACCTTCTTTTTTCATCATAATATAGCTAGTATATCAAGCCAGCCAACTTTTGTCAAGGCCTACGCAACCAATTTTACGAATTTATTGAGTAATTGTCGACTTGTAATCTTACTTTTCATAGATTTACCGAATGCAGACTTGAGTTTTGCCTTTGAAGCACCCTGAAGATCATCACTCAAACCACCATTTTCAACTTGGAGCGAACTACCACCAGCCAAAAGATAGAGTTCATCATAACCAGTAATATCACCATTAACAACATAGAACTTTTCTTTATTCGTTTTTTTAAGAACAGCTGCCATCTCATCACTGTAACTAGGTATCTTGGAAAACCAAGAAAGAATTTGTCTATCAATACGTCCTGAGCGACCAGAACCAGCAATAAAGAATCCAATTAAGTTCATTCCCACAACACGTTCTTTTAAAATCGTCAATAAATTATCAGTCATTCTATTTAAAGATTTTATTTCATAATCTTTTCGTGTTTTGGGGTCAGACAAAATTACAACTTTGTCACCGCCCTTACCCAAATATTCTTCAGTTTCGTAATGTTCATTTTCTTTTTCATCAAAACTGTAATCATAGACTCTACGATTACTATTGGAAGCACCATCAGTCAAGAAAATTGTATTAACTTTTTGTACACCAGTTTCTTTTCTAAACTTAGGTACAATGTTCATCATTGCAATAATTGCTTCGTTTAATGGTGTACTTGCCATATTAAATATACTTGGGATATTACATGGATAACCATATTCGTTTTTATAGTGATTATATTGATTGGCAACCATCCAAAGATAATGCATCATAGTCATTTCTTGGTCAACGGTCATTTTGTTAGAAAAGAAATTTAGAAGTTTCATGTTATCCAAAACCAAATTACCAGCTTTAAAAGATTCTAAATGTTGTTTGTTGTAACCTTTTTCATCAGATGATAATACCTGAGATGCATTAGAAAACGCATAGACCTCAAAAGGAATCTGTGTTCGGCGACAGAACCAAATTAGGTTATATAGTTGAGACAGAGTACCTGTAAGGTTTTGGTACATAGAACCACTCCAATCGACAACCATAACCATACCATGATTAGTAGCGCCTGGCAATGTAGTAACTTTTTTGAACAAGTCTTCATTGTATTTGTAAGTGTGTAACCGATTCATATCAAGAGAACCAGACTTAGAAACTGAAGCCCGAGCATACTGGTCAGCAGACTTTTTCATTTCAAATTCTTTAACCATATAAGCAACAGTTTTTTTAGAATCTGCTTTCATGTCAACAACTGCTTCTTTAGTATTCAAATAAAAAGGTGAATCCGTTTCATCAAATGAGGTAAAAACACTAGTAGACTTTTTAAGAATATCATCATATTTTATAATGATATCATCACCAGAAATGTCTGGAATGTTTGCATAAACACGATCTGTAGCATTTTCATCAATCAATTTTTCAATCGCATTATTGACATCAGTATCAGTTGATGCGGTAATATCATCTTTACCATCAGCACCGTTTGCAGCTGATTTTATACTGGCATCATTGTTTTCTTCATCACCAGATTTGTTATCACTAGCTTCTTTAGTTTCTGCATCATCAGTTTTGTCACCATCAGCAGAACCACTATTACTCGGTGCAAGTTCTTCTTCCTCTTCTTCACTAGGTTCACTAGATGAAGTATCAGAATTCATATCGTTAGTTTCGTCAGAAGATTCTGCTGAATCGTCAGCAGAATTATCTTGACTAGAAGCTTCTTCTTGTTCTTCCTCTGGTTCGTTTTCTTTCATCCACTTGTAAAGTTCTTCAGCAACATTAAGAACATCATCAGGCGTTTCGCATTTAGAAACTTTTTTAACCCAAACATTTTCTTCATCAGAGAATTCAATTTTTTGTTGGCGACTACCAATCTTGAAAAACAAATTAATGCGGTCAATCAGGTTCATCTCAGAAACATCTTTATCTGCAATACCGAAAAAATCTCTAGCAGCCAAATCATCATATCCACGATTGAATACTGCAACAGAACCGCGATAGCGTTCCTGTACTTTTTGTTCAATACGAACATCCTCAATAATGTTTACAAATGAGTGATTGATTTTACGAACCCTAGCTTGTTCAAGCATATCGAGTGGAGTCCAGAGTGCATGAGCAATCTCGTGACAAACCATCAAATCTTCTATGTTAGGTGTCATCATCTCATCATTCCAGATGGGCAGACCTAATTCGCGTGATTTAGGATTGAAATACGCTGTTTCCATTTTCTTGTAAACAACGAAGATATCCTCTTCAGCGAGGAGTTTTGCAATTATTGATTTATTTTTCATCATTTATATATGCTACCATGTGAGCCAAGAATTGTCAACAAAAATCTTTATCGTGGTTTTTATGTAATTTTTCATCTTATATAGCTAGTATACAGAGCTGGCCAACTTTTGTCAAGGCAAATCGCAGTCGGTAAGTTGTTGATTTATGGTAACTTATTAAATATTTATTATATCTAATTTGGAAAAGGTGTTATGACCAATAATATTGCACCGCAACATATAAATATTTGTGTAAGAAGAACTTAATTAACCCCAAAAGGAAAAAATAATGAAAACCGCTTACCTCGCATCAATTCTCGTTGTATTGGTGGTAGCGCAAATTATACCACTTGCAAGTGACGAAATTGGATCAGGAGCATATAGGACAATTACTAGAGCTAAAAATAATGTAGAACTTGAGTCTAGGACTAAGACTCAACAAGTTTTTGAGATTTCTTTGTTACCTTAGATAATCGTTTTTTGGCCATGTCAAGTTTTAATTTACTGACATGGTTGGTGAAGTTTGTACCTTCCATGTGATCATATTCATGTTGGAAGATACGGGCTTCTAAACCAAACATTTGAACTTCGTTTAACTCACCATTTTCATCTTCATATGAGCAGGTTATATCTTTTGCTCTCTGAACTTTAATCCATAGGCCGGGATAGGTTAAACATCCCTCGTCCATGAGAGACTTGTCTTTGCTGTATGATACAATCTTAGGATTAAAACAACTAATGATTTCTTTCGTAGTAATATCAGAATACATAACAAACGCACGTTCCATAACACCACATTGATTTGCAGATAAACCAACACCGAAAGAAGATTGCATTGTCTCAATCAAATTTTCTTTCAGTTCGTTCCTATCTAAATCCTCACTACATTTTTCAATAGGAACGCTTAGAATAGGATTTGTGTTTTCAATTAGTTTGTATGTTGCCATTATTCAAAAAACTCCGATAATGGTGCAGTAATATTTATTCTACTATCTGCGATTTCAAAATATTCTTTCTCTTGTTCAATACCAATAAAATCAAAACCCTCATCTTTTGCAGCCATTCCAGTAGAACCACTACCCATAAATGGGTCTAGGACTGTGCCGTCCTTTGGTGTTACAAGTCGGCATAGGTATTTCATCAACTCTTGCGGTTTTACTGTTGGATGAACATTTTTTCTTTCTGTAACAAATCTGCCCGTAACATCATTATCTATTTTGGATTTTTCCATATTGTGTGGGTCGCGTCTGCCTGACATACTGGAAGTTTTCTTCGTTGGTAAGTGATCTAATCCTTTGTTTCTTTCTGTTTTGGATACCTTTGGACAATAGAAGTATCTCGCCCAATCTTCTTCTATTCCATCATGCATTACATTTGCTGGGAATCTGCCTTCGGTAGAATCATATACATTAGATTCATTACCAGACTTATCGTTTCTAACTCCCCATTCAACACCTTTATTCTTTCTTTGTGTTTTATCTTCTGTAGAAATCCTACACCCATCAATGTTGATGCCACCAGTTCCATGTTTCAATACATTATCTGCAACTGTTCCTTCGAATGGTTTTCTTGCCATCACAATAGGTTCGTGTGCTGGTTTGATTGCAGTTCCCCAACCTTCATGTTGTTTTGCTTCGGGTGTTGTTGGTTCTGTAACATCATACATTCCAGCTTTACCACTTTTATATGATTGAGTAGGATTACTATGGTTGCGACTAATCGTTCCTGTCTTGGCATCATTAAATTTAGAATTGCCACTTAATGCACCTGCTGTTTTTTGTCCGACTACTTTTCTTTTTGCTCCCAATTTTTTATCTATCGCCTTTCCAATATTCAAACTCTTAGGAAACCCCGAACCATACAACCACATAATCTGGTCACGAATATTAAAACCAGAATCTTCTATCGCAACTGCCATTCTGTGATATGTTCTACTACTAGAAAATGCGAGCAAATGCCCGCCAGGCTTCAATAATTGATATGCAAGTTCCCACGTTTCTTTCTGAAAAGCAATACCAGTTGAATCCCAACTCTTACCCATAAATCCAAGTTCGTATGGTGGGTCTGTAACAACGGAATCCACTTGGACTCCTTCGTCAATCATTTTTTGCATTTCTTCAATGCAATCTCCGTTAAGCAACAACATGACTAAAGTTCCTATTCTTTTCAAATTTGATTGTACTTCTAAATTTATCAACTAGTATATCTTGCTTGTGACTAATCACAAACACATTCTCATCACCTAATGTATTCAGAATTTTTAGGAACTCATCTGTTCCTGTTCCATCAAGTGAGCTATCAAATATCTCATCTAAAATAAGTAGATTGCAATTTGTTGAGTTCTTCATCTTTGCGATTGCTCTCCAAGTAAAGAGTAGTGCAAGATCAATACGCATCTTCTCACCTTCACTAAATGATGCGTAGGTAAACTCATCACGATAACGTGACTTTATAGTTTCGTCAAAGTTTTCATTAAGAGTGAAGTTAACATAGAACTCCATTGATGTTAGATAGGTATTGATTAACTTATTCATCACAGGCAAATACTGTTTGATAATCTTGGTCTTGATACCAGTATCCATTAACATATTTCTTGAAGCTTCACTATATGTTTGTTCTTCACGCAACTTTGATTTTTGCATATCCAGACCAGATAAAGTTTTCTTTAAATCAGTCAACTTATCGCGGTCATTATTATTAACTTCGCCAGTATTCAGTTGGTCAATCTCTGATTGCAATGTAGCATTAAATCTTTCAAGTTGTATAAGAGAACTATTTTCTTTTGCAATGTGAACTTCATTTTCCCGAACCTTAGCACTTATATTACCAATTTCTTTCTGTCGGACTAAAAGTTTTTCTAGTTCATCTTTAAGTTCTTTCATTCCAGAATCAACTTTGTCTGCTTCACCTTTCTTTTTATCAATCATAGAAGATTTAAAAACTTCATCAATATGTTGTTGACAGGTTGGACAATCTTCGTTGTTTTCAAAAAATCCAACAAGTCTAGTATGTGACCTGTGTTTTTCTTTTAACTGTGATTGAATGTCTTTTAGTTTGGTATGTTTTGTGTTTACCTTATCACTATCATCAATTTGAATAAGAAGTTCCTGATTATTTTTTGTGTAGAAATTAATGTCTGTATTTTTCTTAAATATTTCTTCTTCATTGTTTGCTATTAAAGAAGTCTTTTCTTTTATAAGCTTTTCTTTGTGCATAAACATTTCATCAATATATTTTTCTTGAAGATTAATCTTTTCTTCTGTTAAATTGTATTGATAATTTATGTCACGAATATCATCAGAAATAGTTTTGAGTTTTTGTTTGAGAAGCATATTCATCAAAGAGAAAATCTGAATGTCAAGAATTTCTTCGACAACCTCTCGGCGATGTCTAGCTTTAAGTTGCATAAAGGGAACAAAGGTAGATGAACCTAGAATAACAACCTGAGTAAAACTACGATAGTTTAGTTTAAGGATTTGTTGTTCAAGATACTTTTGATAGTCTCTTGCGTTTGCATCTTGATTATACATCTTACCATTGATGTAAATCTCAAACACGTTAGGCTTGATGCCACGAATTACCTTGACTTTCTTAGAACCAATTCTAAACTCAACCTCTACTAATCCACCAGTACCATTGACAGAGTTTAACAGCTGCCCCTTGTTGATGTTGCGAAATGGTTTACCAAATAAACCAAAACACAGTGCATCAAGAATAGTAGATTTACCAGAACCATTTTCGCCAATAATAAGGGTGGTGTTGTTTCTGTCTAACTGTATCTCGGTAAAGTTATTGCCAGTTGACAGGAAGTTCTTCCACCTAACATAATTAAAATGAATCAAATAAAAGCCTCCAAAGTACCCCTATGGGCATTAACATTTTTTGCATTATATTCTGTCACATCACTATCAATATCAGGCATACCACCTAATTGTTTTTTACCTTCTTTTGTTGATTTGTTCCAAATTAAATCAACGCCCTTTGGATAATTTAAATTCCATTCTACTTTTGATTTTTTCAAAAGTTTTCTTGATTTTTTATTAAGAGGAAGTATGTATCGAAATTGTTTTCCATGTATCTTAGATATACCTTTGTGGTCAAGAAAATCTTGCGTTAGCCAATATATTCGTTCACCCTTCTTACCTTCAAAAAAGTTTGGTTCTCTTTCTAATTTAAATTTAACATTTTCATCACATAACCTTCTACTAGATCTAGGATGTATTTTTTCACCCTTATCACTAATATAAATTTGTGTCCAGATAAAACCACCATATAGAAAGTTTGCTGATTGGTATACATAGCCAGGCTTTCCCATGATTCCATCAGCCCAAGTATAGAGAAATTTTTTCTCAGGGCAATGTTCTTTCATCCACTTTACAACACCAGATAACATTTGTGATTCAGAGTTTTTTGGCATTTCTGGTTTCATACACATCTTACCAATCTCATAATAATCTTTTGTATCCAAACCATCAAAGAGTTTAGCAATAGTTGCTTTAGGTTGAGTTCCCCAACCTAAAGTCAACACACCCACCATCTCATCACCTAAAAAACAACCTAAGAAGTGTTTTGTGAGTCTAGGCATTATTTTAGAATAGTGATAAGTTTGAATCAACTCAGTAGAGTCAAATCGACTTATCTCTTTTATTTCAAAATTATATTTCATTAAGTTAAGTCTTTTATTGGAACTAAAAACCCTTTGGATGTATTATTATCCCCACCACTTACAGTTCTATATTTGCCCTTCACCTCTACCATTTTTCTTAATCTGTCTGTCGGTAAAATTAAAGTAGATTGATGCTCACCTTTTATCATAAAATTAATAACCCACCATTTAGCTTCAGTTATTGCTATACCACTAGCTTTACCTCTACACCAAAATTCAACAAAAACATTTCCTGTGTCTTTGTATTGGCCTTGTTCAGATTTGACTTCAACTTTATCGCCTTCGACCATCTCAGCAACAAGTTTCTCTCCTTCCTGCCCTATTTTTAAATCGTGCGTAAAGTCACTACAATATTCCATTATATTTTTAAATCCCAAAGTGTATCATTATTTAATCAAGAAATCTTTGTGTTGTATTATCCCATTTTTCAAGAACCTGCAATCTATCCTCAGCCTCAGCAATTATACTAATTTGTTCATCAACT